TTTATTTCTCCTTGATTCTTAACTATTTATTACGCTATTATTAGCCACCAATTTCATTGAAATTAACAGAAGTACGAGCAGCGATAAAGTTTAGAGTAATAAAGTTTATTGAGCGTGCTGGCTTAATAAAGATATCGCCAATAAATTCGTTGCGATCAATAACTTCACCAGTGTTATTAGTTGCGTCGCATTTGACCAAAAAGTCAGTAATACCACGACGACCTTGAACATCACGCAGGAATGGCTCAACTAAGTTCTTAAACTGTGCACGAGTAAACTCGTCGTTAAACTCAAACAACTGGAATTTAGAAGCAGTTGCAATCGCCTTTTCCAAAACGATAAACAAACGACGCACGTTGATGCGGTCAAATGCGCTTGGCTTAGCCAGAAGAGTTTTATCTCCAAACAGAACAGTTCCCTGTCCTGGGAAAGAAACTACTGGGTTAATACCATCTTTGTAAAGAAGGTCGCGTTGTGTTTTGTTTGGGTTAAATGCAAGTTTAACTACGTTCTTAATTTGACCACGATTTAGTCCAGCTGGAGAGAACCATGGATCATTGGTGTAATCTGTACGAGCACAGGTTCCAGCTGTATCACCGTTCAATGGAACATAACGATACTTGTCATTGTAGCGATCGTATTGATATTTGTAACCAGAATCAAGAACAGCGTAAGAAGTGCTTGGAAGATCGTTACGATAAGCCATCGCTTTTGTTACGGCTGAAGCGTCTGAAGACAGAATAACTGCACCTTCAGTATCAGCAACAGAAGCAAACACAACGCAGTCTTTACGAACTTCAGCTACGTTATTAATTACGTATGCTGCAACTGTAGAGCTAACTGCTCCAACTGGCAGAAGGCTAATATCATACTGACTATCATCAGCAAAAACAATCCAGGCTGCTTGCAGTTCGCCAGCAGTAGCAGTAAGGTCATCAGTTCCACCAGTTAAAGAACGTGTAACTGCTGAGGTTAAATTGTTAAATGTAGTTGTTAAAGAACCTCCCCAGTTTGTACCACCACCGATTGTTGTATGGTCCATCCAGTAGATAAATTTAGATTTAGAGTTGATAGCATCTTTGTAATAGTTGTTAGAGCCATCAAAAGACTTAGAATCAGATGCCTTTGAGAGGAAAGAATACTTTTCTAAAATTGTTCCAGCGGTTCCAGACCAAAGTCCGTCCTCATCAATAACAATAACATGCAATTCATCGCTTCCTCCACCCACAGCAGCAGCTGCAGAAGAAGTTCCTGGCTCGCTTTGGAACTGGTCTGCATAAGCCCAGTTTGTAAATGAACCAGCATCAGCCATAGAAACTTTAAGAGAGTTGCCCAAAGCACCTGGATAGCGAGCTGCCCACTCACCAACAGTACCTTGTCCATTAGCGTATGATGTTAGATATTCTGCGTTATTTTTAATTTTAATTGAAGTGCCAGAAGATACTGCGTTTGTAGCAGCAGTATCGGCACGGCAAACTAACAGGTTATTTGTATAACTGAGGAAGTTTGCAGCAGTGAAAAAAGACTGGAAATTTGAATCGGTTGGTTTGCCGAATATGCTTACGAGTTCGTTTTCAGAAGTGATTGTGATTGGCTCTAAAACTGGACCCCACTGGAATACGCCAGCGAAAGCGCCAGCAGAACTAGAAACAGCAGGAACGATAGATGTAAAATCTTTCTCTACGACCGCAACACCTGGACTAAGTTGGAAAGGCATTGTAATTCTCCTTAATTACATTGTTATATGTTTGCTACTTGAGCAACTACTGTATATTTATTACAAATAAAATTTCAAAAATTCAATGGGTTTCCATCGTCATCCCGACCATCATTCTGGAAACCAAACGGAGTCAGCTCATCTTCAATGGCTTGAATCCTCTGTTTATACATTAGCTCGCGTAGGTTTATATTATTCAAATCTTTAAAGTATGGGCTTGCAGTCAGCCACGAAAACAGCACTAAAGTCATAACTAGATCGTCATTGTAGCCATCGTCTGCAGCGTAGCTACCTTTACTCTCGATAAATGTGGAAATCTCAGATATTACATCAGCATCAAATATAAGGAGCTTTTTCTCCTCGACCAAAGACTTAAAGTTGTGACAGCCAGTCCTTTTGACCTTCTTATCGGTTACTACTCCCAGCTGCGTTTTTCCACCACCAAATCCGCCAGAAACAACCTGCCCAGTAGCAGTCCTGTTTACAAAAAGGATATTCTCATATTCTAATTCAGAATGTAAAATCATTGGAACCTGATCGCTGTAGTTTAGTTCTACAAGCACATAGGCTTCATTGTATTCTTTTGCAACCTTATGTATTACGTTTGGATATAATAAAACACTTATGTCATTATTTCTATATTTTGCCACTAATTTGTATGGCGCTCCAGTTATATCTATTACGGTAAAAGCTGAGTAATCCTGACCAACTCCCTCAGCAGTATCAGCTACCAGAACGTAAGTATGTTTTGGCTCTGGTGCTTCGTATACATCTAATCCGTCTCTAGAGAGAATTGGATTATTAAATGACATTTGAGCAATCGTATCAGCACCGATTAAGGTTAAACTAGAACCAAGGAAGTTACAAAGAACCTCTTGATTAAATTTCAGTTCGCCAAGAGTTGCCTTTTGTTCAGCTGCCCAATTCTCATCGCGACCTGGTATTTTCCAGTATGGAATAAACAGAGTAACGAAACCGTTTCGCCCCTTCTCAGCATCATTCCAAAACTTCCAAAAATGATTATATCCGTAGGGAGTGCTGCTTAAAAGAATCTTTGTTGTTTGACCAGCAGAAATCGTAGGATAAACCGAAGTAAAGAATTCTTCAGCCACTGTATTTGGAATAATTGCAGCTTCGTCAACATACAGTAAGTTTACAGATTTACCTCGAATACCAGAACGACCAGTTGCAGCTGTAAATACTTTTGATCCGTTTTCTAATTCAATATCACCTTTGTTCCAAGTAAGAACACCCTGCTGCATCCAGTCAGGCAATCCCTCATACATTATCTGATATCGATCTAAAACTTCTCGAGCAGCATCCTTTTTGTTAGCAAGAATCGCTACATTTTTGTTTGGCTGGAATAAAGTGTACCAGAGAATGTAGGCTGCAGAAGTAGTAGTTTTACCTTGCTGGCGACCTTCCATAAGAATAACTCTGCGGTTTTCATGGATAACTGTAAGTTTTTCTTTTTGACAATCGTATAGTTTGAATAGCTGAAGACCGTGATCAAGAGTTACAATATAGCAATAGTTTTCTACAAAATAAATGGGGTCAGACGAACATTTAACATATTCTTGGATTTGTTCTGGCGTAAACTGTACACTGACGCCAGCTGCTTTTAGATTCGCATTTGAATTATAAATTTGTGCCATAGCACCTCATTAATTAAAGATCGTTTATCCAGCTCTCACTTGTCACTGTTACAGTTCCTGGATCACCTTCTGCGGTATAAATTCTTAAACCTTGTCGGAATTGAGGATCTTCGCTAACATTAGAAATAACGGTATCAATAACTCCAGTATTAGAGAGACCACCGTATAGATTTAATTTTAATGTGAAGTTCAATGTATGAGTTACAAATCTGCGAGTTTGAAAATCACCCTCGTAATCATCTTGAACTGCTACGCTATTTAAAATAACAGGAACATCCTGTATTATGTTCATAGATGGGACAGAGTTAATCATTAGCGTATAGTCTGGCGTAAAAGTTGGAAGGATTTGCTCAATAATTTGCAAACCGTCTTCCTGTGTTTTCGTCAATACATAAAGAGTAATATCGATATTATAAGGAACTGGTGTAAACAAACTCTTCATAGTATCTTGGCTCGCATCGACACAGCGAACCTTATTCATTCTGTTTGCTTTACGTGCAGCATCATAATTATAACCAGTAATTTCAAACGACAATCTTGGTAATGTTGTATACGTATTATTCTGTAAATCTGGATCTGAATCTATTCTAACTATCCACTTTTCTTTTGGTGCATATGCTAGTGGAACTTGCAAACGCTGTATCGTTTGCCCACTTACAGAATCATCCTTTTTTCTATCGATGTAAATGTTACTAAAAAGACTACCGAAAGCAACGATAGTGCTTCTAATAATTCCATGGTAGAATACCTTTCCGTCTAACATTATTTGAGTTCTTCAATAATGCAGTAAGCATCACCTGCTATTCCGACTGCTGGCATATTTCTTGCTATTACTGTTACTCTGTAAATTTTATGGAAACTAGCATCAGCGAGAACAAAGGTTAAGGTGTCGCCAACCGTAGCCAAATTTTGCACTAATTGATAGTTTGTATTATTCGCATTAACAACTGCAGCGCCAGATAAAACATTTCCTGGATTTGGAGAAACTCTATAGACACTGATCGATACGTTATTAGATGGATTGCTATAATTGTACTGTACATCTAATGTATTGTTGTTATTTACAATCTTTATGGTAAGATTATCTCTAGTGGCATTCTGTTGTCCGACAACTATCGCAGCAGAGCCACCATGAGTATTAGTATTAGTTTCTGGGATAGTTGGCTTGTTGGTCAGATCATTATAAGATCCACTAAATGGCACTACCCATGAGAGAATAGCTCCATCAGTAGACAGATATCTTGCGTTGTTTCCAGTCTGAGAAGGAATTAGTCCAGCATTGTATATCTCAGTAAAGTTTGCATTTGTTTTGGTAAATGCTGTACGAAGAGGATCACCTGTTCCGTCGTTCGCCGCAGTTCCAATATTGATAGTTTGTTTAGCCATTTTAGTTTGTATCCGTAGTTACTTGATCTTCGTCAGCAGTAGTTCTAGTTGAATCTGCTCTGCCAAAATTATATGATGTTATAACTTCACCAAATGGGTTATCCGCATTAAACAGAACATCAACTGCTTCGCGTTTAAATTGATTATTATCACCAAACGAATCAGAAGTTTCAACTTCCACATTCTTGGTGATGTCAAAAGTTTTCAGTTCTTCAAATACATCAACCTCAGGTATATTAGTATCTAGTCTCTCAGAAGAATACTGGAACAGCTCAACCTGCAATTTGTAAACATACAATTTACCAAGCTGATAGAATGGATCCTGATGTGTTACAAACTTAATCTCGAACAAACCTTTGGTCAATGGGAAGTAGAGAAGATCTCCCTCGCATGGGCGATTGGGGAGAATAGTAGTTCCATGAACTCCAATCAACTGCTCCCAGCGTTTTCTTGCAACAGTAAGAGTTGCAGATTGCTCTAGCATTAATCCAAACTTCTGTATAAATGCACCTTGACCTGCAAAAGAGTCAATATTATCAAAGTACATTTCAATTGGATAACTGTTTTGAAATCTACTTAGACGATCTTCGCCAAGGATCTCATCTTTCGCCACCAACTGTCTGGGAATATAAAATAAATCCTTACCATAAATCTTTAAAGATTCAATGATTAGATCTTCAACAAGATTTTGCTCAGAGGATGTTCCCTGAGTAAAGTAAGAATTGGTTGGCATATTTAACCTAAGAAGAACTCAAGTGGAGCAGACTTAGTCATTAACTCATCTTCAAGTTCTTTTATCTCACCTACTGCTTCATCATATAACTTATCACCGTCCAATGTCACACCACCTGGTAATTGAATGCCTGAAAACTTTTTAAGATTAGTTCCCCACTGTTTTTTAAATTTAGCAGTAACATAATGCTTTAACCAAAGTTCATCCCATACTTTAGAATACTCTACTGGGTCCAAAGCACGATAGCACTCAACAACAATAAAGTCACCAAGCGCAACATCAGATTCCCAGTTAACATCTAGGAATAACTTGTTCTGACGACGATTGAATCTAAACTGTGGGTGACCATTTAACTCTAAGTCTAGCAGAGCCAAATGCGACATAACTGTTTTGTAATAGATTATACTTGTAGATGTAAGATCGTACAAGTCATTTAAACGCAACTGATATTGCAGATCAAATAGATTCTTTGAAGATGATGCTTGGCTGAATGGGAGAATACGAACTACGCCATAAACTGCATCGGGAATATCAATGTATCTTTTATCGTATGCGCCCAGTGTAACTGCTGGTGTTCCAAGAGTTGCAGTTACGTTACTATTTGTACCACGAATTGTTTCGCCTACTGCAAAAGTTCCAGTTACATTTTTAACCAGAAGTGTGTTGCCTGAAGAGGAGCGACTTGTTTCTTTTACACATGTAGCAGTAGCACCAGAAGTTAACCCTGTTACTATTTCAGGAACTGCGAAATTTTGTGCATTGTTTGTTGTAAGTTTAAGTTCAGAAGCACTAATCAAATGCTTCATGTAAACTTTCTCAATACCATCAGGATGATATAATCTCCAGTATTCTAAAGATTCGTCAATACGATCTTCTAACTGTGTATCATCTACGTTGATTTCAAGAACAGGTTTACCCAGCTCTCTCAAACAGTATTCTTTTAATTGGCTTCGTGTGGTAACTGGCATTGCAATAATCCTTTTTGATTATTTATTAACCTGTAAATGTTCCGGATGTTGTGAATGTGTGGTAGGTATATCCATCAACACTGGTAACAGTACCACCTGATCCTCTTTGTGGACCAGCATATCTTATGATGAATACTCCAGATCCGCCAGCAAATCCAGTAGTGGTTCCATAAGTACTGTTTGCTCCATTTCCAGTATTTGCTGCCCCAGCTGATCTACCATCTTGGTTTCCACCACGACAGTAAGTAACACCATTTAGCCATTGAATGCCTGGACCACCTGTGCCACCAGAAGCAGGTCCTCCAGCACCTCCTCCACCACCATTACCATCACCTCCGCGATTTCCATTTCCATAACCTACGTTTGATACTTGTGTAGATGCTCCACCACTACCACCACCGCATGCACCACCGCCACTACCACCAGGACTTCCTGAATAATTTGGAGCATTATTATTGTCTCTAGCGCCACCGCCACCACCATATGCAGTTAATGTATAATTTGCATGAACTAAAGTTGAAGAAGTGTCACTACCACCGATAGTTACTGTATATGTTTCTCCAGGTAATACATTAAATTGATTTCCAGTAGTATAAACCATACCACCAGCACCACCACCTCCACCTGCAGAACTTCCACCAGATGCGTTACCAGGACCTGATCCTCCACCACCTGCTAAAAGTATATCTGCATCATATCCGTATTTTTGTTTGATAATTAGGATACCAGAACCACCTAATCCACCTGCGCCTGTTTGTCCAGTATTACTACCTCCTCCAGCTCCGCCACCACCAGTTCCATTTATAGCATTTCTTGGTGTGAGTGTAT